ACCTCGAGCACCTGGTCCACATGCTCGTTGAGCAGATGGAGTACCTGGACGCCGAGAGCATCGAGCTGATCTACCGCTACCCGATGGACGTTCTGGCGGCCTGCGTGCGACCGGTGGTGCAGGCGCGCCCCGGCTACATGTTCCTCGACGTCGACTTGAACGCCATCGAGAACCGTGTGCTCGGCTGGTTGGCCAACTGCCAGAAGATCCTCCGCGTTTTCCGGGAGGGCCGCTGCCCCTACGTCGACTTCGCCACCTACATGTACAAGCAGCCCTACGACGTGCTGTATCACGAGTACAAGGTGCTGAAGGACAAAACGAAGCGCACCGTGGCCAAGCCCGGCGTGCTCGGCTGCGGCTATATGCTGTCGGCCGGCGTGGAGTTCGAGAACGAGACCACCGGCGAGATGGAAGCCACCGGCCTGCTCGGCTACGCCTGGAACATGGGCGTGCAGCTGACTCACGAGCAGGCGAAGCTGTCGGTAGACGTTTTCCGCGGCACCTTCCACGAGGTCCCGGCCTACTGGAAAGAGATCGACCGCGCCGCGCGCCGCACCATCAGCACCGGCCGCCCGCACGAGGCCGGCCCTGTGACGTTCGACCGCTCCGGCCCGTTCCTGCGCATGCGCCTGCCCAGCGGCCGCTACCTGCACTACTACAACCCGCGCATCGAGAATCGCCGGATGCCCTGGGGCGATATGCGCCCCTCTATCGTCTACAAGGGCCTCAACGATAAGAAGCAGTGGGTCGACACCACCACGCACCCCGGCAAGCTGACCGAGAACGCGGACCAGGCTATCGCGAGGGATCTACTGGGCCACGGCATGCTGCTGGCGCGCCAGGAAGGCCTCCCGATCCGTTTCCACGTCCACGACCAGATCATCGCTGAGGTGAAGGAAGAGCACGCCGAGCGGCTTCTGCCGGTGCTCGAGGCGTGCATGCAAGACCAACCGAGCTGGGCGAAGGGCCTGCCGCTCGGTGCCGAAGGACACATAGACCGGATCTTCCGTAAGGACTGACGCATGATCGAGAGCACCATCGAGGGCTACGGCAACGACCTGGCCAAGGAGAACGGATTCCTGCACCGGAAACTCGGCTGGAAAGGCCGCAAGTCCGCCCCGGATCAGTTCTACAGCCGCGACGACACCGGCCCCTTCCTGGTCGAGTATAAGAGGCCCGGCGAGGAGCCGACCGTGATCCAGGCGCGCGAGCACCAACGCCTGCGAGACCACGGCACCAAGGTGTACATCATCAACAGCAAGAAGCAGTGCGACGAGGTGTTCCGTGCGCGAGATTGAGATCCGCAGGCGCACGAAGATGCGCAAATACCAACGCCGGGTGAGCCGCCGCATCCAGAAGATGGGCTGCGCGATGCTGCAGATCGACATGGGCTTGGGGAAAACCGGCACTGTCCTGGACGCCGCGCGCCACCTGTTCGATCAGTTCGAGATCCGCCAACTCCTGGTTGTGGCGCCGCTGCTGGTGGCCGAGGAGACCTGGCCCGACGAGATCGAGGTCTGGGAGCACACCCGCCTGCTCAGCTACGAGGTGATCACTGGCGACGTGGCGCGCCGAGAAGCCAGGGTTCGCATCAAGGCCGACATCCACATCATCAACCGCGAAAACCTACCGTGGCTGATCGACTTCTGGGGCGATAAGTGGCCCTACGACGCGGCGGTGATCGACGAGATCTCCGGCTTCAAGAATCCCCGCAAAATGACCGACCCGACCAAGGCGGCCCAGGCCGAGGCAGAAGCAAAGATGGCGGCGGCCGCCAAGCGCGGGAAGACGATCAGGGTGGCGGCGAAACGCAACCGCACCCGCTTCGGCGCCTTCTGCAAGGTGCGCAAGTACATGCGCTGGGTGATCGGCATGACCGGCACGCCGGCGCCGAACGGTCTGCTCGACCTCTGGTCGCAGTATTACATGCTCGACCAAGGCTACCGACTGGGCAGCGATTTCAAGTCGTTCACCGACCGCTGGTTCGACTCGGACTACATGGGCTACAAGTTCACCCCGAAGGCCAACGCCTTCCGCGAGATCATGGCTCTGATCGCCGACATCACGATCAGCATGGACTCGGCCGACTACATCGAGCTGCCGCCGCGCGTGAACATCCCGATCTATGTCACCTTCCCGGACAAGGTGATGAAGTCCTACAAGAAGTTCGAGCGCACCTTCCTACTCGAGGAGCACGATATCGAGGCGGTCAGCGAAGGCGTGCTGACCCAGAAGCTGCTGCAGCTCGCCAACGGCAGCGTCTACGATGAAGAGAAGACCCCCGTCGAGATCCACGACCTGAAGCTCGAGGCCCTGGAGCGAGTGGTCGAGGAGAATCCGGGCCAGCCGATCCTGGTGGCGTACAGCTACAAGTTCGACGTGGCGAAGATCAAGAAGCGGTTCAAGCATGCGGTGACCCTCGAGGACGACCCGAAGGCGGTGAAGAACTGGAACGCCGGCAAGATTCAGATGCTGGTCGTCCACCCCGCCTCCGCCGGGCACGGCCTCAACCTCCAGTACGGCGGATATATCGCCGTCTGGTACGGCCTGCCGTGGTCCCTGGAGTGGTATATGCAGTTCAACAAGCGCCTGCACCGCCCGAACCAGAAGGCCGAGCGTGTGCTGATCTACCACCTCCTGGCCAAGGGCACCGTCGACGAGCGCGTGATGGCGGCGCTGATCGAGAAGGCTGCCGAGCAGGACAACGTGATCCAGGCGTCCCTTTACCGCTACAACCCAGAGACGGATGATGAACCAGCGGTGGAGGGGGAGATCGTAGACCTCGAAGCCCTCGCCCTGATATAGGAGTTCCACGATGACCAACACCAGCCCGCTCACCCAGCTCGACTACGAACTGGCCGCCGCTCGACTTGGCGTCGAGATTGCTTCGATCAAGGCCATGTACTCCGTGGAGTCCAGCGGCCGAGGCTTCCTGCTGGACGGCCAGATCAAGGTCAACTACGAGCCTCACATCATGTACCGCCTGCTGAAGGCGAAGTACGGCTCGCGCCGGGCCGATGACATGATGCGGGAGAATCCGGACCTGATAGCGAAGAAGGCCGGCCACCTGGTAAGCCAGGGCCAGGAGCATCGAGACCTGGATCGGGCTACCAAAATCGACCGAGAATGCGCTCTCCAGTCGTGCAGCTGGGGCTCGCCGCAGATCATGGGTTTCCACTGGCAGCGCCTCGGCTTCGCCAACGTGCAGGCGTTCGTCAATCGCATGTTCCAGGGCGAGGCCGGCCAGCTCGACACCTTCTGCCGGTTCATCGAGACCGACCCCTCGCTCCACGCCGCCCTGCGCGCCCGCGACTGGGCCATGGTGGCGTCGATCTACAATGGCCCCGGCTATGCCCGATACGGCTATGACAAAAAACTCGCAGATGCCTACCGGAAATTCTCCTGATGGTCACCAAAACCGTAGTCGGCGAGCAGAAGCGCGCCGTGAAGAAGGAAGAGGACCGCAAACGGCTTGACGCCGAGATTGCCGCCCTCCTGGGCGAAGAGCCCGCCGATCCGGAGACCACCCTGGCCGGCCAGAAGCTCGACCTCAGCGACGTGTTCGCCGGGGTCAGCGTCACCTGGCTGGCGCACGCATTCCAGATGGATCGGGTCACCTGCAAGAAGAAACTGGCGCAGTGCCCGCCCCTCCGGAAAGAGCGCGGCGCGCCGGTCTATAGCCTGCGTCAGGCCGCCGGTTATCTGGTGGCGCCGAAGGTCGACATCGCCGAGTACATCAAGACGGTCAACCCGAAGGATCTTCCGCCGCTGCTGCAGGACTCCTACTGGTCGGCGATGATCAAGCGCCAGACCTGGGAGGAGCGAGCGGGGAAGCTGTGGCCCTCAAGCAAGGTGCTGGAGATCCTGGCCAACCTGGCGCGCGACCTGAAGACCTCGATCACCCTCTGGGCCGACAACATCGAGAGCATCACCGGCCTCACGCCGGAGCAGATGGTGCTGCTGTCCGAAGAGTCGGACGCCGTGCTCCGCATCATCCACGAAGTCCTGGTCACCGCCCCTGAGCGAAGCCTGACGCCGAGCAGTATCAGCGAGCAGCAGGAGGACGCCGATGGCGGTCGCGAAGAAGAAAGCTGAAGAGACGATCTTCGACTACCTGGAGGACATGATCCACGCCGTCGCGGACGGCGTTCGGCCCCCTACCCGGCAAACCGTCGCCCAGAGCGCGACCGAGCTGCGCAAGCTGAATAACCCAGGCGCCTACATCGGCGACTGGAAGAACGAGAAGGTGCCCTACCTGGTCGAGCCGATGGAGGTTCTGACCAGCATGGAGTACACCGGGATGATCTTCGTCGGGCCTGCCCAGTGCGGCAAGACCGACATGTTCCTCAACTGGCTGGCGCACACCGTCGTGCACGACCCGGCCGACATGATGCTGATCCAGACGGCGATGAACACGGCGAAGGACTTCGCTCGCCGCCGGGTCGACCGCCTGCACCGCCACAGCGAGAAGGTAGGCGTGCATCTGCTCCGCCGGCGAGACGCCGATTCGGTGCACATGAAGCAGTACCTGTCGGGCATGCTGCTGAGCATGTCCTGGCCAACGATCAACGAGCTGTCGGGGCGCCCGATCCCTCGCCTCTGGCTGACCGACTACGACCGCATGGACCAGGATATCGACGGGGAGGGCAACCCGTTCGACCTGGCGCGCAAGCGGGCCACCACCTTCCGCCGGCACGGCATGACCGCTGCCGAGTCCTCCCCTGGCTTCGTGGTGACGGATCTCAACTGGGTGCAGCCGAAGGGCAGCCACATGGCCCCGCCGGCGCCAGGTATTCTCTCCCTGTACAACCGCGGCGACCGTCGCCTGTTCTACTGGACTTGCCCGCAGTGCGAGCGCCCCTTCGAGCCGGGCTTCCACCTGCTCAACTACCCGAAGAGCGAGGACCTGGTCGAGTGCGGCGAAGCAGCCGTGATGGTCTGCCCGCATTGCTCGTTCGACATCCGGCACGACAAGGACCCGCGCTACGGCTACAACGGCAAGTACGACCTCAACCTAAACGGCCGCTGGGTGCCTGATGGCATGTGGCTGGAGAAGGGCAAGCTCGCCGGCAAGCGCGTCCGCTCGGACATCGCCAGCTTCTGGCTGAAGGGGGTGTGCGCCGCCTTCGCCGACTGGAAGACCCTGGTGATCAACTTCGAGAAGGCCGACCGCGAATACGAGCAGACCGGCAGCGAGACCGCCCTGAAGACCACGATCAACGTGGACCAGGCGTGCGCGTATGTGCCGAAAGCCCTGAGCGAGGGCCGACTGCTCGAGACCCTGAAGGAGCGTGCCGATACCGCCTACGAGAAAGGCACCGTCCCGCGCGGCGTTCGCTTCCTGATCGCCACGGTCGACGTCCAGAAGCACCGCTTCGAAGTCCGGATCTTCGGCTTCGGCGTGGGCGGCGACCAGTGGCTGATCGACTACTTCTCGATCCGCAAGTCCAAGCGCGTGGACGAGGACGGCGAACGCTATCCGGTGACCCCGCACGCCTACCCCGAGGACTGGGAACTCCTCTACGACCAAGTCATGCAGAAGACCATCCCCCTTGCGGATGGCAGCGGCCGCATGATGCGGGTCAAGGCTACCGCGTGCGACTCCGGCGGTAAGGCGGGGGTCACGACCCAGGCTTACGACTGGTACCGCCGCCTGATGCGCAACGAGGACAAGGAAGATCCGGACAACGGCCCGGCGCCGTTCCAGATCAACTCGCACCTGCGCTTCCAGCTGGTCAAAGGCCGGAAGTCGCAGAACGGAGACGTGGTGCCTCGGGTCACCCTGACCTATCCGGACAGCGAGCGCCGTGATCGTCACGCCGACGCCCGCGGCGAGATCCCCGTTCTGCTGATCAACACCGACGAAGCGAAGACCTTCATCGACAACATGATGGACCGGAAGGACACCAGCGGCGGCCGCTTCTACTTCCCCGCCAACACCCCCGACAGCCTGTACAACGAGTTCCTGGCCGAGGTGAAGACGGCCAAGGGTTGGGAGAACATCAAGAAGCTGCCGAACGAGAGCTTCGACTTGGCAGGCTACGCGCGAGCCCTGGCCTGGTTCCGACCCATCAACATCGAGTACATCGACTGGACGGACCCGGAAAGCTGGGCTAAAGACTGGGATCAGAACACCCTGGTCTTCGACCCGAACCAAGGCGAGGACGTTGCCGATGAAGACTCGGAGCTGTACGATCTCGCGGAATTAGGCGAACTCCTGGGGTAAGGCCGTGGCTCTCGACTACGAAAAACTACTCGAAGAAGCCGAACTGGCCTACCACAAGCTGGCCACCGGCACCAAGGCCGTGGAGTTTCGCGACTCCAACGGCGAGACGATCCGCTACTCCCAGACGTCGATGGCCGACCTGGCGAAGTACATCCAATTCCTGAAAAACCAACTGGGCGTTGGCTGCAGCGGCCCGATGACGGTGAGCTTCTGACATGTCTTTCTACGACCCCGAAGTAGACGCCCTGATCGGCAACTCGCCTAAGCTCCCCGCCGTCATCGTGGCGCCGCAACAGGCCGACCTGGCCATGGGCGCCTTCGACGGGGCCGACCGCCTCTCGGCCGAGCTGCTGTCCTGGAACCCAACCATCCTCTCCGCTGACGGCGAGCTGCTGGCCGACAAGCTGGAGCTGGATGGACGCTCCAAGGATTCGATGCGCAATGACTCCTACGTCCAGAACGGCGCGGACATCCAGAAGGATACCGTTGTCGGCTCGGCCTTCCTGCTCAACTCCAAGCCGGTCTCCCGAGTTCTGGGCCTGGACGAAGTCTGGGAGCAGGAATTCCAGGAGGAGGTCGAGGCTAAGTTCACCCTGGCCGCCGAGAGCCCGAACAACTACTTCGACGCTGCCGGCAAGCTGACCTTCACCGAGCTGATCCGCCTGTTCACCGGCATCTACGCCTACTCCGGCGAGTACCTGGCCTCGGTGGAATGGCTGCGCGAAGCAGGGCGTCCGTTCCGCACCGCAATCCAGATGATCGACCTTGACCGCCTGTGCAACCCGTTCGGCGCGATGGACGACCAGAACCTTCGCCGCGGCGTCGAGATCAACCGCAATGGCCGCCCGGTGGCCTATCACGTCCTGAAGGCCTACCCGACGGACAATGTCACCGACGGCAGCAACATGGAGTGGAAGCGGGTTCCGGCGCGCAAGCCGTGGGGCCGCATCCAGATGATCCACAAGTTCGACCCGTGGCGCCCGGACCAGTCGCGCGGCTTCTCCCAGATGGTCGCCGCCCTGAAAGAAATGCGGATGACGAAGAAGTTCCGCGACATCGTGCTGCAGAGCGCGGTGCTCCAGGCGACCTACGCGGCCACCATCGAGTCGGATCTCCCGAGCGAGGCGGTTTTCGCTGCCCTCGGCGCCGGGCAACGCACTAAGGGCATGAACGCCTGGGCCAACAGCTACATGGCGGACATCGCCAAGTACACCGGCAAACGCCACCTCCAGGTGAACAACGTCAAGGTCCCCCACCTGTGGCCGGGCACCAAGTTCAACCTGCAGACTGCGGCCACTCCCGGCGGCCTGGGCTCGACCTTCGAAGAGTCGATGCTGCGCTACATCTCGACCGCCCTGAAGGTGAGCTACGAACAGCTGTCGCACGACTACTCCAAGGTCAACTATGCTTCGGCCCGCGCGGGCGCCAACGAAACTCAGAAGCACATGTTCGTCCGCAAGCGCATCTGCGCCGACCACGCCGCCAGCTGCATCTATCGGCTGTGGCTGGAGGAGATGCTAAACACCGGCCAGATCGACTCGTTGCCGCGCAACCCGCCGAGCTGGTACGAAGGCATGAACATGGACGCCTACGCCAACAGCGAATGGATTGGCGCCGGCCGCGGTCAGATCGACGAGCTGAAGGAAACCCAGGCCGCCGTTCTGCGCGTGAAGAACAACCTGTCGACCTTCGAGGAAGAGATGGGCCGCCTGGGGAAAGACTGGCGCCGAGTGTTCAAGCAACGTGCTCGCGAGCAGCGGATCATGAAGGAACTGGACCTGACCATGCCCGAGGACAACATGATGAACGCGGCCAGCGGCTCCCCGCGCTCCGCCGACGACGTCGAAAAGGACAACGAGACCGAGAAGAACAAAGATGCCGATGAATAACGCGGTCCTCGCTCGAATCGCCAACCAGCAGGTACTGGTCGCCGCTGGGCAAGACGCCTGGCTGAATCAGTGCCTGATGCAGCTGGCCACCGCCGTCGCCAACATCGAAGAACGCATGCTCGAGCCGCGCGCCGAGAACGTCGTCGCCTCGGCCAAGCCCACCACCGACAACGAAGATGGCTTCTGGCCGGCCGAGGACGACTGGCTCTCCTACTATCGGCCGTACAACGTCAAGGACGGTACGTTGCAGGTGCCGGTGCAGGGCATGTTGGTCCATGGGATGCCCTACGCCATCGGCACCTGGGCCACCGGCTACCCGTATATCCGCCGCGCGATCTCTCGAGGCATGGCCGACCCCCGTGTCCGCCGCATTGCCTTGGTGATCAACTCGGGTGGCGGCGAAGTGGCCGGCAACTTCGACATGGTCGACTGGGTCTTCACTCAGCGCGGCGTCAAGCCCATGTGGGCTATCGTCGACGAGCACGCCTACTCCGCCGCCTATTCGATTGCCTCGGTCGCCGACCGCATCGTGGTGGCCCGGACTGGCGGCGTCGGCAGCATCGGCGTTCTCACCGCCTGGGTGGGCATCGGCAAGGCTCTCGAGAAGCAAGGCATCGAGGTCCAGCTGATCCACGCAGGCAAGCACAAGGTTGACGGCAACCCCTACGAAGCCCTGTCCGACGCGGTGAAAGCCCGCATCCAGGCGCGGATCGACAACCTTTATGGTATTTTCACCGCCACGGTGGCCCGGAACCTCGGCATGGACGAGGCGAAAATCCGGGAAACGGAAGCTCTGACTTACGGCGCAACTGAAGCCGTGGAGCTTGGCCTGGCCCACGAGGTCTTGCCTTTCGACGAAGCAATGGCCGCTTTCTCGCGCGCGCCCCTTACCACTACAGGAGTCACCACGATGGAACTTACCCAAGCAGAACTGGACAGCCAGCTCGCTTCGGCCCGCGCGCAAGGTCATGCCGCAGGCAAGGCGGAGGGCGAACAGGGCCAGGCAGCCGCAGTGGCCGCAGCCAAGGCTGAAGGCGTTTCCGAGGAGCGCGCTCGCATGAACGGCATCCTCGCCCACGCCGAAGCCGAAAAGCGTCCGAACCAGGCCAAGATGCTGGCCACCAAAACCAGCATGTCGGTTGAAGAAGCCGGCGAAGTGCTGTCCGCTTCCCCGGAGGAAGCGAAGGCCACCGCCCCCACCAAGCCTCGCGCCGATAACGCCTTCGTTGCGGCAATGGGCAAGGACAACCCGGAACTGGGTGAAGGCGGCGACGCCAACGCCGAAGACGACCAGGACACCCCGAAAGACCTGGTCGCCGAGTTCCGTTCCCTCACCGGTGCTAAGTAAGGAGCAGCCGACATGCCCGAGATCAAATACGGTAACGCCGGCCAAGCCGGTGTCTGGACCGATAGTTTCAGCCAACGCGAGATCCTGGCGGGCGACACCCCGCAACAGGTCTCGGCCTATGGCCTGCTGCAAGCCGCCAACGTCGCGGCAGGCATCCCGGCCTTCACCCCGGTCTACGTTCACCCGGAGACCCTGGCGCTGACCGTCGCCTCCTACGCGGCCGACGACAGCGGCGTGGAGCCGAACGCCCTGACCCTCGGCGACATCGAGGCAGGCACCGTGGCAGGCTCCAGCGTTCCGGTGTGGACCGCCGGCTGCTACAACATCTACGCGATCAACTGGCCCGCCAGCTACGACACCGAAGGCAAGAAGCTGGGTGCCTTCGCCCGTACCATGGCGAACCAGATCGTCGTGAAAAAACCCTACAACGCCGACGCATAAGGACGCCGCTGCCATGACCATTCAAGTAACGATGTACGACACCCGGCAGCTGCTCGGCCTGTACCGCGAGCAAGCTCCGGTGCAGACCTACTTCCGCCAGCTGGCCTTCCCCCAGGTGCTCGTGTTCGATGACGAGTACGTGGACTTCGAGAAGATCCGCGAAGGCCGCAAGCTGGCCCCGCTGGTCCTCCCCACCGCTCAGGGTCGTCCGGTCTATTCGCAAGCCGCCACCGCTGTGCGGATCAAACCGGCCTACGTGAAGCCGAAGGACCCGATCAGCCCGAGTCGTCTGATGAAGCGTATGCCCGGTGAAGGCCTGGTAGACATCAACTCGATGACTCCGGCGCAGCGCTTCACCCTGCTGCTGGCCGATATCCTCCGCGTTCATCGCGAGACCATCGACCGCCGTGAAGAGTGGATGGCTGCCCAGGCCCTGATCTACGGCAAGGTCACCCTCGCTGATCCGGACTACCCGACTCGCGTCGTGGACTTCCAGCGTGCGGCCGACCATACCGTCACCCTGACCGGCGCGCAGCGTTGGGGCCAGGCCGGCATCGAACCGATGGACGACATCCAGGCCTGGGTCGACCGTGTCCGCCGTGCTCCGTTCGGTGGCCCGACCAACCGTCTCACCGTAGGCGCCAACGTGCTGAAGGTCCTGCTGGCCTCGACCAAGGTCAAGGAGCAGCTGGATCTGCAGACCCGCGGCACCAACGCCGACCTGAATACCGGCCTGCGTAGCGGCGAGTACGTCGAGTACATCGGCAAGCTGGGTCCGAACCTCGAGCTGTGGGTCAACACCGACTACTACGAGCAACCGGATGGTACCGCCGTACCGTTCATGGACCCGGACGGCGTGCTGCTGACCGGCCCCAACGTACAGGGCGTTCGCTGCTTCGGCGCGATCCTGGACGACGAGGCTGGCTACCGCGCGCTGGCGGCCTTCCCGAAACAATGGCGCCAGCCGGACCCGAGCGCCGTGTTCGTGATGACCCAGTCGGCGCCGCTGCCGGTACCGGTCAACCCCAACAACTCGCTGTACGCGAAGGTCCTCTAAGGACTACCCTGAAACACGAAGCGACGGCCTCCGGGCCGTCGTTTTCGCTGTAGACCCCAACCAGGAGATCAATGCAATGGCCGAGAAACTGCGACTTATCGCCCTCCACGAAATCATCCGCGACGGCAAGGACAAGAAGCGTGAGGTGATCAGCCCGCGCACCGCCTTCGACGCGGTCGACGAAGAAAACCTCCAGGAGCTGCTGAAGAGCGGCGCCGCCCGTCAACTGACCGCCGAAGAGCTGAAACTGCCGGCCGGCGCCACTGCCCCGGACCCTGCCGCAGCAGGAAACCCGAACAGCAACGAGAGCACCGTCAAGGTTCTGACCGAGATGAACGGTAACGAGCTGAAAGCGGAAGCCACCAAGCGTAAGCTGACCTTCGCCGGCAACGCCAGCAAGGCCGACCTGCTGAAGCTCCTGCAGGACGACGACAAGAAGAAGTCGGACGCCCTGGTCTGATGGCCACGTTCCGGGAAGAGAAGATGGCCGCTCGCCTGGACCTCCATGAGGCCCTGGCCGAGCCGGTCATTTACTTCGCCACCCGCCAAGCTGCTCGGCGGGTGGTCCCGGTTCGTCTTCATCTGCAGGTGGGCGCCCAGGGCGAGCTGCGTAACCGCGGCTTTGCCGACTGGTCCGTGCCCACCCCGCAGATCGCTTTCGTCCCCAGCTCCACCCCGAATCCTGTTGTGCCCGCCAACGGCGCCTACGTGGTGACCAAGTACAACGGCGTGTGCAAGATCGACACTACCGAACCTTTCGACGGGCTGCGCCAGATGGCGAACGTGACCGTCCTGGATTATCCTTCCGCCAAGCAACTCGGCTGGGACCCCACCAAGCCCTGGTGTGGCGAGAAACCCCCTACCGAAACCTGAGCATCCGGCCATGGACGTCTACGCCGTTGCAGTTGAAGGGTTTGACGACCTGGTCGACCTGGAAAACGCCCCGGACAAGATCCTGCTGGCCGCCCAGCGCGCGATCAACCGCGTCCTCGAAACCACCCGCACGGCGAGCGCCCGTGAGATCCTGAAGCAGGTGAGCCTGCCGGCCCGCTACGTCAGCGGCGCCAACGGCAGGCTCGCAGTGGCGAAGAAGGCGAGGGCCAAGGATCTCGAGGGCATCATCAAGGGCCGCGAGCGCCCGACCAGCCTGGCCAGGTTCCTGAAGGGAGCGCCGAAGATCGGCAAGGCAGGCGTCCGGGTCGAGGTGAAGCCGGGCAGCGCGCAGATCCTGCCGAAGGCATTCGTGCTCCGCCTGCCGCAGGGCAGCACCTTGACCGACACCGTGTTCAACCTGGGCCTGGCCGTTCGACTCACCGAGGGCGAGGCCATGCGCAACAAGAAGAGTGTGATCCGCGTTGGCAAGGGCCTGTACCTACTGTACGGCCCGTCGGTGAACCAGGTCTTCCGCGATGTCGCAGAGGACCAGGCAGAGCCGGCGGCCGATAGACTCGAACGTGAATTCTTGAGGCTGCTCGACCTATGAACCCACCCTTCCGCCTCCGCGTGCTGATGGCGCTGCAGAACTGCATGCAAGCCATGACCCCGGCGAACGGCTACACCTACGATCTCAGCCAATCGGTCTTCGTCGGCCGCGATATGTTCGGAGACGACGACCCGGTCCCGCTGATCGCCATCCTGGAAGATCCGGACACGCCCCCGCTGCGCCTCACGCCGCGCGACGCCACGGATCGAGTGAACACCTGGACCCTGCTGATCCAGGGCTTCATCAACCCCGATCAGGGGGACATGCCTTTGCGGCCGGCATACGTGCTCGCTGCGGAGACTGCCAAGGCGTTGATCGACGGCGCCAGGCGGATGGATGGCCACACGCCCGACTACTTCGGCATGGGGGGTCGTGTCGACCGCTTCGCGCTGGGTCCGGCTATCGTGAGACCGGCAGAGATCGGTGTTTCGGACAAAGCCTTCTTCTGGTTGAGGCTTACGCTCGAGATAGTGGAGAATCTGCTCGATCCCTACGAGTGACCGGGGGTTTCGCAACGCAACTACACGAGGAAAAACGATATGGAACAGTTCACGAAAAACTACACCCTCGGTCGGGGAGAGCTGCACTTCGGCCAGTTCCGCCCGGACAGCCAGGTGCCGAAGGGCTTCCTGTACCTGGGCAACACCCCGGAGTTCAACCTGACCATCGAGACCGAGAAGCTGGATCACTTCAACAGCGACCGCGGTGTTCGTGAGAAGGACGACTCGGTGGCGCTGCAGACCAACCGTACCGGCTCGCTGATCACCGACAACATCAACTACGACAACCTGTCGTACTTCTTCCTGGGTGAGGCGCTGACCACCACCCTGGCAGCGTCGACCGGCAAGTCCGATACCTTCCTGGACGTCGAGACCCGCCGCAGCTACCAGCTGGGCATCACCGAGGCCACGCCGTCGGGTACCCGTAACGTGGCCACTGTGGTGGTGAAGGACGACACCACGCCGACCCCGACCACCTTCACCCTGGGCACGGACTACGTGGTGGACCTCGTGGCGGCCATCGTGACCCCGTTGGAAGGCGGCGCCATCGTGGACGGAACCAACCTGGTGGTGGACTACGACCAGTCGGCTTCCACCCGCGACCGCATGGTCTCCAAGTCGGCCACCATCGAGGGTGCGCTGCAGTACCGCGCGAAGAACCCGAAGGGCAAGAACATCGACTACCTGATGCCTTGGGTACAGATCAGCCCCAACGGTGACTTCGCGATCAAGGCGGAAGAGTGGCAACAGCTGCCGTTCACCCTCGAGATCCTGAAGAAAGGCAACCTGGAGGCCATCTACGCGGACGGCCAGCCCTACACTCCGGTTTGAGGTGTAACACATGGGCCTGCGTGACCTGAAACACCCCACGGCCCAGGTCGAGACCCCCGGCGGCAGTTTTGTCGTCCGGGGGCTTTCGCTTGAGGACCTGACGATTTTGATGAAAGACCACACCGAAGAGGTGGGGACCCTGTTCAACCAGTTCCGCGATTGGTCGCTGACCCCGGATACTCAGGAGAAGGTGCCGGTGCATCAGTTCCTGGTCCGCATCGTGTCGCAAACCCCGGCTTTGATCAGCAGGGTGATCGCTCGAGCGGCGGACGAGGACGACGCGGAAGGCATCCGCTCTGCGGCCAAACTGGTGCCCGAGGACCAGAGCCAGGCGCTGGAGAAGATCGGCGGCCTGACTTTTCGGAGCGAGGCCGAACTCGAAAAGATGCTGAAGCTGGCGATTCGGAGTCTCGACCAGCTGACTCGCGCGCTGATCTCCGACAGCGCTGGCCTGGATCAGCCAGAGCTTGGCTCTGGAGCCTCCGGGCAGTAGCCAGCGCACTGATGGAAGCGGGTCATCCGGATTGCCGGAGCTACCCGTTAGGAATGCTGATCGACGAGGACACCCTGCTCCGCGAACGCAAAAGGGAAGACCGGGCCGCCTGGATCTCCGACCTCAACCTTGGGGTCGCGGCGGTGATCAGCAAGGAGGCGGTCCAGGAACTCAACAAGCTGCTGAGGAAGTTGAACGATGGCTAAGCGTGACGTTGAGCTGATTATCCGGGCGAAAAACGCTGCCAGCCGCGAGCTGGATGCGGTGACTAAGTCGCTGGAGCGCCTGGACGATCAGCAGACTGCAGTGGGCGAAAGTGCCCGGAAAACGGACTCTTTGATCGGGCAACTGGCCGACGAGTTCTCGAAGCTGCAGACCGTCAGCGGAAACCTGAAGTCCCTGGACAAGATCCGTGAGCAAGTGGAACGCTCGGGCCAAGCTCTGCAGCGTCAGAAGACCGACCTGCAGACGGCCCGCGCCAACCTTCAAGAATTTACCACCGCCCAACAGACGGCGGCCGCATCCTCCAACCGCCTGCAGAAGGAACTGGCCGAGTCCAGTGCCGCCCTGAAGCAGGAGGCCCAGGCCGTGGCGCAGACCCGCCAGCAGTTCAAGCAGTATGAGCAGGACGCCCGGCGCGCCGCTGCTGCTGCAGCTGCTGCCGAGAAGGCCCTGGCCGCCGCGCGCCAGCGCTACGCCACGAAGCCCAGCATCTCGAACGAAGCCAACCTGGTCGAATCCTCGTTGGCGGTGCAGCGCGCTCGTCAGGCGCAGCGGGAAGCCGAGCTGGCCGTGGCCGGCATGACCCAGGCCCTGTCCCGCCAGAACCAGCAACTGGGCGCCAACCAGAAAGCGAACGCCGAACTGGCCGCAACCCTGAAGACCACGCAGCAGGCAGAGTCTGGCCTGGCCCGAGAGATCGCCCGCACCGACGCTGCTATCTCCGCCCAGGGCAGCGAGATCGCCGAGGCCGAGAAGCACTACGCCGAACTGGCGCAGGTGGTCGAGCGCGCAGAGGCGACCTTCCGCCAGGCTGCCCAGGCCAATGGCGTCGTCGGCCAGTCCGCCGCCCAGGTGGGCCAGCAGCTGACGATCCTGAAGGCGAAGATGCTCGAACTGCAGGCGGCCCAACGCAGCATGGGCGCCGGCGTCCGCCCGTTGATCGACGCGCAGTCCATCCGGGACGGCGACGTGGCCTTGCGTGAGGCGACCACCACCATTCGCGCGGCGACCAATGCTGCTGCTCGAGGAGAGGTGAGCCTGCGGGAACTCGGCAACGCCGTGGAGCAGACCGCCCGTTCCGCCCAGCAGCTGGACAAGCTCGAGGCCGCGATCAGCAAGCAGGGCCAGGCGGTCACCAGCACCCTGGCCGACTGGAAAGCGGCGGAGGCGGAAGTCAAGCGACTGGCCCAAGCCCTGCGCGCTACCGCCCGCCCCTCCGAGGAACTGGCGGCCGCGTTCGGCAAGGCGCAGGGTCAGGCCAAGGCCGCCAAGGCCGCCTTCCAAGCCGAGGAAGCCGCAGCGGAATCCCTCAGCGCCTCGCTGCGGGCCGCCGGCATCTCGCACCAGAATCTCAACGAAGCCCAGGCCACCCTGCAGGCGCGCATCGCCAGCGTTCGACAATCCCTGTTGACCGGGCGCGCGGCGCTGATCGGCTATGGCGAAGCCGGCGGCGGTGCTGCTCGAGGCTCGCAGAACGCGGCCAACGGCCTGCGGCAGATCCCCGGCGCGGCCAACCAGGCCAGCAGCAGCTTGAAGGATCTGATTCGCCAGCTCTCCGGCGTGGAACAGCAGGGTCGCCAATCGCTCAGCCTGTTCCAACGCTTCCGGGGTCAGCTGCTGTCCATCGCCGCGGCGTCCGGCGGTGTGTACGCCGTGCAGTCCGCTCTCCAAGGCGTGGTGCAGGCGCAGCTCTCCCTGGACGCGGTGCAGTCGCGCTTCTCGGTGGCGTTCGAGGGTGACCAGTCGAAGGTGCAGCGCGCCATGGACTTCACTCGCCAGACCGCCGACGAGCTGGGCCTGGTCTACACCACCCTGGCCACCCAGTATTCCAAGCTGGCGGCGGCTTCGCTCGGCACCAACCTCGAGGGCGAGAAGACCGAGCAGATCTTCCGCTCGATTTCCGAGGCGGCCCGCGTGCTGCGGCTGACCGATGACGAGGTGGCCGGCTCCTTCAAGGCGCTCACCGACATCATCTCGAAAGGCACCATCCAGGCGGAAGAACTCAAGGGCCAGCTGGGCGACCGATTCCCCGGCGCGGTGCAGATCATGGCGAAGGCGCTCGGCGTGGGCACCGAAGAACTGGCCTCCATGATGGAGCAGGGCCAGCTGACCTCGGATTCTCTCGTCGAGTTCGCCGCCGAGATCAAGAAGCGCGTGGCCCCGGCCTTGGGCGAAGCCATCGAGTCGCCGGCCGCCGCGTTCGACCGACTGCGCAACGCCATCTTCGACGCACAGACCACCATCGCGCAGTCGGGCTTCCTGACCGAACTGGCCAACGGCGCCGAAGACCTGGCCAAGGCCTTGAGCGACCCCGCTATCCAGGAAAGCCTGCGCGCCATCGGCAAGGGCCTGGGCGACTTGATTCGACTCGGCGCGGACGTGATCCCCTACATCGAGGAGATCGGCACGGCCCTGCAGGTGCTGGCCGCCTTCATGGTCGCCCGCTTCGTCGGCGGCGCCCTGGCCGACACCGTCAAGGGCTTCCAGAAGCTGCGCCTGGCCGCGACCTTCGTGAAGGCGGAACTGCCGCAACTGCTGACCGCGTTCGCCAACCTCTCGACGGCCGCCACTGCTGCGGGCGGCGGGGTCAAGGGCCTGGCCGCCGCCCTCGCCGGTTCCGGCCTGGTCCGCGCCGGTCTGTGGGGCGTGATCGCCGGCGAGATCTACCTGATCGCCGACGCCGCTTACGAGGCCTACCAGGCTCAGCAGCAACTGGAGAACTTCCGCACGCAGTCGGCCGCTCAGGGCGCCGCCGCCCAGGACGAGCTGCGGGAGAAGACCGAGGCCTTCGTCCGCGCGCAGGAAGAGGCTCAGGGCAGCCTGGTGAAAACCGGGGAGCAGGCGAAGACCACCGCCGAGCGGATGGCCGAGCTGGCGGATCGTTCCGCCAAGGCCTACCAGGATGCGACCAACGCTCAAGGCGGGTGGATCAAGTCCGGCGACAAAGTCCTGAAGATGACGGACAAGGAGATCGACGCCTATCAGGAGTACCTGATCGCCCTGATGAAGGTGACCGGGCAGCGCCGCACCTACGCGATGACTCAGCCGCACACGGAAGAGAACGCGCAGCTGATCGCCAACCTCACGCTGCAGGAAAACGAGCTGGCCCGCGCTGTCGAATTCTCGGCGACCGTAGAGCGCGGCCGCGCCGAGGCCGTGAAGAAGACCGCCGGCAGCGTCAAGGAAATGGCCACGGCTATCGAAGATGCCGAGGGTGCTGCTGACGCGCTGGACCGCCGCCTGAATGCGGTGGCCACCATGAACTTCGAGAACTCGATCATCGCCCTCGAGCGCGTGCACAACGCCAAGATGGCGGCCCTTACGGTATCCGGCGCCGACGAGAACAAGATCCTGGCCCAGACCACCTCGTTCGAGCAGAAACGCCTGGACCTGGTGCGCCAGTACAGCCAGAAGCAGCTCGCCCTGGTGCAGCAGGACACCGACAAGCGCAAGCAGATCCTCGCCGGCCAGGAGATGGACGCCCTCAAACGCGCCCAGGCCATCACGAAGATCGAACAGGAAGCGGCCGACCGCCGCATCCAGATCGTGCAGAACGAAGCCCAGCAGGTGCAGTCCGCTCGCGAGGCGGCCCTCAACCGCTACATGGCGGCGCTCGGCCGTGTCGCAGACCTGGACCGTCGGATTGCGGATCTGCGTCTGCAGGGCGAATTCCAGGTGCAGGACATCCGCCGCTCCGCCATGACCGAGTACCAGGCCTACCTGTCGCGCCAGGCCGAGCTGACCAAGCTCAACGGCCGCATCCAGGAGGAAGTGGCCAAGGGCAACCTGGAAGTCGCCGAAAGCCTGGCCCAGCGCCAACTCGCCCTGGCGCAGCAGCTCAACACCGAGATCAAGGACGGCGAGCGGGTGATCGTCTCGAAGGAGCAGGCCGCCCAGAACGCCGTTTCCGGCACCGAGAAAGCCAACGCTAACCTGATCACCGTCCTGGAAAAGCGTCGGGCTATCGAGAAGGCCGAAGCCGAGGAGCAGAAGGCTCTCTACGAGAACCTGACGACCACCCTGGAAAAGCTCAACACCACCCTGGCGAAGATGGCCGGCGCCACCGAAGTGGACATCCCGCTGTCGGTCGACGAGCAAAAAGCCCAGGACGAACTCAAGGCCACGATGGAGAAGATGCGCGCGGTCGCGTTCCAGCAGAAGGTCGGCGTGCCGATCACCGCGGACACCCGCGACTACCTGCAGAAGTTCGACAGCGAGGTGCTGTCGGCGGACGGCAGCAAGATCCGCGTGGGTGTGTTCCTCGAGGACGGCGCCTACAAGCTCAAGGTCAACGAGATCAAAAACGAGGAGATCGTGGCCACCGCCCGCGTGGAGTTCTCCGGCACCGACCTCGAGAAGGCGATTAACCGGGCAAAAGAGATCATCGCGGGCGATGTTCCGGAGATGCAGCTGGCGTTCAACAGTCAGGCCGTGTACGACGAATTCCAGAAGTTTTCCTCGGAAGTGCAGGCCAAGCTGTCGGAGGAGTCGTTCGTCGTCACCACCCAGTTGCAGGGCAACGACGAGGAGCTGCAGGCGAAGATGGCGGAGATCGCCGCGACGGTCACCCCGAGCGAGGTCAACTTCGTGCCGAACACGGCCGCCGCCGACCAGGCTCGCAACGCCATCGCTCAGCCGATCATCGTGCCGGTGCAGTACGTGCCGACCAACTCGGTTCCCCAGCGCTCCAACGGCGGGGTTATCCGCGTGCCCGGCTTCGCTAACGGCGGATCTCCGGGCGGCATGATCTCGGGCCCTGGAACCACCAAGTCCGACTCGATCCTGGCAGCCGTCAGCAACAAGGAATACATCGTGCGGGCCATGGCGGTGAAGAAGTACGGCCAGGGCTTCATGAACGCCCTCAACTCCGGCGCCATCAGTGCGGATCGCCTGAAAGGCGTCATGGGCGGCGGATCGCAGTACGAGGCCACCTTGAACCTGACGATCAACGGCCAGGGCATCGGCGCCTTGTCCGGCAGCCAGCAAACAGTCAATAATTTAGTGGACGCGCTCAGCGAGCTGCAGCGCCAACTGGGGAACTCCTGATGAACACCCTTCGTCTCGGCGGCATCGAGCTGAATTCGCAGATGGTGTGGTCTGACCGGCACACCTCGCAGGCGGTCGCCCAGGCCGTCCTGCGCACGCTCGGCGGGGCACCGGTGGTCTTCAGCCAACAGTTGGTCGCAGGGCAGAGCATCACGCTCGAAGCGCGTCAGGATCGCGGCTGGATTCGCGGCAGCGTGCTGCAGGAACTGATCGCCCTGGCGAACGTGGCGGGCAATATCATGGAGCTGCAGGTCAACACGCTGTCGATCCAGGTGATGTTCCGCCATCATGAAGCACCGGCTCTCGACTTCGAGCCAATCACCCCTCGCCTCAACGAGGGCAACAACGATATCTACACTGGCACGATCAAGCTGATCACCGTCTAGGAGCCGTTCATGTCCATTACCCCTTCCGAACTCCGCTGGTACAAGTCGCAAACGGTCTCCGACAGCTCGGCCAATGGCGGCCGTATGAGCACGGTGGAGTCGCCGTCCGGCGTGAAGAACAACATTTTCCCCGACGTCAGCCTGGCCGAACGAACTGCCGGCATCGTGCGTCTGCGCAAGCTGTTCCTGAAGGTGGCCAACGATGACGATCTGACGTTGTTCAACGGCCGGGTCTTCATGCAGCTCAACACTCCGGGCGACGACAACGTGACCTTCTTCCCCGGCAACCAGCGCGGCACCCAGGCTTCGGTCACCGGATCTGAGCGCCTGTACGGCGGCGGCCGTCTGAATGCCAACGTCTCGGCCGGCGCGCTGACCTTCGTGGTGGCCACCGAAGGCGCGGCGTTGAACTACCTGCGCACCGGGGACGTGATCCGGATCACCGACAAGACCTCGGTCGGCGGCAGCGGCAACGAGGAATTCGTGACCGCGAGCAACGTGACCTGGGCGGGCGACCTGGCAACCGTCACCATCCCCAGCCCTGGCCTGGCCAATGGCTACACGGCGTCCAACACCGGCGTGTCCTCCGTCTACGAGGCGGGCGACGTCAAGACCAACGTCACGGCCCCTGCGATCACCTCGGCCACCGGCACCGCCGACTTCGTGGCGAACCCGATCCTCGGCGACAACATCGCCACCATCGAGCAGGACTGGACGCTGACCTTCACCAGCTCGACCGCCTACACCATCGTCGGCGACGTGGTCGGCAGCGTGGGCTCGGGCAACATCAGCTCCGACGCCACCCCCGGCAACCCGAACTTCTCCGGCAAGCCGTACTTCACTATCCCGTCTGCAGCTTGGGGCGGCACCTGGGCACCGGGCGACACGGTCACCTTCACGACCAGTCCGGCGGCCATCCCCGTCTGGTATCGCCAGGCTGTCCCTGCTGGCGCGTCTGCGCTGTCCGGTGACCGCGTTATCATTGGCCTGTCCGGCGAATCCGCATGAGCACGCAGGCTGAAGTCACGGTCGCGATCACCGGGCCTGCCGACAGCCTGCAACTCGTCTACCTCAAAGAAGACAACCTGCTGCCGTCTGAAATCGAGGCGGCCAAGGAATCTGCGGACAACATCGCCGCCGGCTGCAACGCCGTCTCGACGGGGCCGGTGAAGACGCCGGCCGAACTCAACGCCGAGAAGGAAGCCCTGCACCACCTGGACCAGCACGCTTGGCCGATCCGGAAGCTGCGCCTCTACCCGGCGGTGAACGCGGTTCTGCGCTGCTCCTACGGCACGATCATCGGGCAGCACGTCGTCAACGCCGTGGAGAGCGAGATCATCACCTTCTCCGGCTCGGACCAGACCACCCTCGAGCACCGCGGCGACCCGATCTCCATCACCCCGATTGGCCGCGTCTACGACGAGAATGCCAACCAGGTGAACACCCCTTCCCTCCAGTACCGTGGCCGTGGCCTGCTGACGGCCGACCGCCGGATCTGGGGGCAGTTCGAGGCCCGATACAACACCCAGTACCGGGTTCTGCAGCTGACCGTGGTCCCGACTGGCGCGAGCTTCGAAGTCCAGGTCATGGCCAAGCACGGCGACGAGATCGCGGACACCCTGGTGCCGTTCGAGCTGCTTGAGTTCGACACTGGGCAGGTGGCCGGCGTGGACTGTGGAGGCGGAATCGACGCCAATCCGGAGCCCACCAATCCGCCGCCGCCGGCAGGCCGGTACCAGCTGATCGCCATGAACCACGCCCCGGAGGTCGAGAAAGGCAAGACCCTGGCGGTGACCTTGATCCTGCGCAATATCAACGGCGTGCAGGGTTCCGGCTCGGTCACCTTCGGCCTTCGATACACCGACGATTCGGCGAGCGCCACCTTCTCCTGCGACGCGAATGGCCAGACTTCCGTGAACCTCAACGTCACCTGCACCGAGGTCGGGCACTTCATCACCGAAGGCCGGATCATCGGCGACTTCTTCAGCACCCGCACCGGCAGCGTCCAGGTCACCGACCCGGCCGAAGAAGAGCCCGAGGAGTGGCCCGAGCTGGAGCGCGAGATGTCGGAGATCGATGTCAACGGCGTGCTGATCAAACGGATCGAGACCGTCACCTTCGAGAAGGGCGAGACGGGCAAGAAGGTCAAACTGATATTCGACAACACGGACGTCGAGTGATGGCCGGGATTATCGAAGGGCCTTTCCGCTACATCGTCCAGGTGCCCAGCTTCAATCCCTTCCTTCGCGGCATGCAGGAGCTGATGTTCCCTTTCTCCGCCGGCCACCAGCTGATCGGCGAGGCCAACGCCGGACCTGGGCCGACGCCGACAGGAACCTACTCCTACGTCGACTCGATCTCCTTCGATCCGGGGTCGAGTGAGTTGAGCGAGGTATTCACGGCCGCGGTGCTGACGGCTTCCGAAACCCCTTGGGGCTACCAGCGCGGGTTCCGGGTTCTGCTGGAAATCGGTGAGTGGGGCAGCAAGATCGGCCGTTGGGTTGGCCAGTACGTTCGGGTGAACGGCGAACTGCGGCGGCCGTGGCACTTCAGCCGTACCTTCGTCTCGGGCTACTGGCAACTGGATTTCTACCTGAATGGGGTGCAGGCGCTGGAGACCGACGAGGTCACCGTGCAGCTGATACTGACCACGCTGCCGGATAACTACAGTCCGAAGACCAGCCAGATCGTCATCCGCGTAGGCGACACTCCCCCCTTCGACTATGAGGCGGAGAAGGCCACCGTGCAGAGCGTACTGGGCTCGCAGCCGGCCAGCCCGGCGTGGCCGGTTTCGGACGGTGCCGTGGTCACCTCCTTCTCCCGCACCACCGAATCATCCGAGAACCCTCGGCCGGAATACTTCGAGAGGCTGACCTACTCGGTCCAACCCCTGGAGATGACCGACCCCAACATCTTCTGGGCGGTTGGGCGCGCGAGCGTGCCGACCATGGGCCAGGTGCAGTTCTACTTCGGCGTGTACCGGCACGATGCCTCGGGAAGAGTGCCCTGGCCCTACGGCACCAACGTCTCGGGAAGTCCGACCTCCGTGCTCACCGCGGCGACTGTCACTTTGTCGCGTCCAGCGCCGCTCCGGGTCTTCATCGAATCAACCGGCAGCTCGCCGATCATGACCCTGAAGGCTGAATTCACCGGCGGAGATATCGAGGACATTGCTTCCATCGACGTTTCGGAACTCGACGGCGAATACCTGGCAGATCGAAAATTCCTCGTCCAGGAGGCGTTGTCGTCGACGTCCGAGTCCTACGACTACAGTATCCCCGGCTACTGGTACACCGAGAAAGCCTGCCTGGTCCGAGGCCTGGCTTGCTACTATCCCTAGCCGAAGAGTCCCTATCAGGAGCCTTAGACCGTGGCCACCTTCCCGATTCGCAACCGCATTCTCGCCAAGCTCAACCCGGAGACCTACTGGGCCAATGCCAGCCCCGGCGACGTTCCGGATCTGCTCAACGTCTCGGACGCCACGCGCGTTCTGCACTACAACGCATCGACCACGGCATACGATCCCGACGAGAACTGGCGCGAGGTTGGCCGGGTCATGACCGGGACGACCGCCCTGGCGCCCGACTACATGGCCATGCGGCAGGTGTTCACCGGCGGCAAAGCGCTGCTCGTGCAGCTCAACATCCGTGGCGCGTTCTCCTATTCGGGCGGCGTGGCCAAACGGGATCTGCTTTCCTTGGAGCCGGTCGGCGGCGCCGGAGCCACTGACGACAACGCTTTCGTCCTCACCCTGGTGCAGGAGGAAGCCACGAAGCAGGCCAAGCTGGTCGGCCAGGTCTACGAATCAGGCGCATGGGGCACGCACAACGAGATCCCCCTGGGCGCCCTGAATGCCAGCGACGACCGAGACCTCTACATCCACGTCTACAGCTCCCCGGAAGACGGCACCGTTGTGATCGACCTGGCCACTCCAGGGCACACCATCGAGCAGGCCGCCTACATCTACCAGACCGGCCTGGACATGCGCCTGGCCCAGTTCAACTCCGCGGACAACCTGGCAGGCAACCGCCCGGACATCGGCTTGCCTCCGGAGACCGGCACTTCGCAGGACGTGGCTTTCTGCTTCGCCGCGAACCTCCCTGCGCCGTGCACCCAGGATCTGCTGTGGGAGCTGGCCAAGGTGGACCAGATCGCAGCCACGGGCGACTACAACTCGCCGCTGTGGCCCTACGACAATTCCCGCGCCGAGCTGACCAGCAGCCTGTCCTCCGGCAGCAACCCGGCCATGATCACGTTGCCGTCTGAGCAGCTGAAGAAATTCCGCGCTCCGGGCCAGATGGAGAGGGCCTACGTCACCTTGGTCGATCCGGAAGATCCGACGATCAACGAGCGCTGCTGGATGATGAACCTGGACATCCTGGTCGGCACCATGACCCTGCTGCGCGGGCCCTACGCCTTCAACGACGAGATGCGGGACTGGCCGGCGGGCACCCTCGTTCGCGGCCTGCTGCTCTCCTCGTTCAACGATCATGTGGTGGGCGGCGAGGAGATCCTGCCGGGCATCATGAGCGACCCGCTGCTCAGCAACGAACCGGTCAAGGTCTATCGCAGCCAGGCCGCCCTCAACTTCGCCGGTGACACCTGGAAGATTCAGTTCCCCAACGGTCGCGGCCTGATGGTCGAGGAAGTGCTGGTGATCAGTGGCACGGACATTACTACCGGCACCTTGAACGTGGGCATCGAGGCCGAGCCGGACGTGGTGCTGACGGAGACCGTGCCTGCGATTGCCGAGGGCGGGGAAGTGTGGGTAGCCTCCGGGCCGACCAACCGCAAAGCCCGCAACGAACTGGTGGTGACCCTTTCCGGCGGCACGGGCTACGGCTACGTCTGCTTGAAGGGCGCCTTCCAACCCCTCTAACCGGAGCCCGCCATGGAGCTGAATTCCGGTCTGCTGAATGAGAGCGGCCTCAACGACGCGGGCGGGGCCGGCGGCCCGACACCCCCCGGTTTGCTGGTCGTCCAGGAGCACGAGGCCACCTGGTCGCTTCGGCCGCAGATCCAAGCCTGGCACGAGGCGCGCTGGGAACCCCTGGGCCGAATCGCCCAGTGGCACGAGGCCTTGTTCGGCGCGGTTATCACGGGCTACCACGAGGCGCGCTGGGGCTTCTCCATCGACACGGCCTACCACGTCGCTCCGTATTCGCTGCGCCCGCTGATCAGCCAGCAGCACGAAGCCCGCTTCGACCTGGATCTCCTGCAGGAGGTTGGCCAGCAGCACGAAGCCCGTTGGTCGTCGCCGGTCAGCCAGCAGCACGAAGCCCGTTGGTCGATGCGCGCCAAGGTCGAGCGCCACCACGAAGCAACCTGGTCGCAGACCAACCCGGTCGCCCAGCAGCACGAAGTCCTGTTCGACCTGATGCTGCGCAACCCGGTGCGGCGAGGCCACTTGGCCCCGTACAGCATGCTCTCCGCCGTGGTGCAGAACATCACCGGCGCGCCCTACGTGATCAAGGACGGCCGCCAGGTCGGGATCTCGGGCGCGGACTTCTCGTGCGCGGAGGACGGCTACGCCTGGACCTGCAATGTCGACTTGACCGCGATCCCCGACTACCAGGATTTCCAGCGCGACGATCTCTTCGCCGTGGTGCTGTTTGGCGACAGCTACATCTTCATGATGGACTCGAAGGGAATCTCGCGGCCGGGTCCGGCGCAGGCCACCATGTCGGTCAACGGCATCAGCCCGGCCGCCTGGCTGGACCGCCCTCGAGCGACCTTGATCTCGAAGACCTGGGATACGCCGACCATGGCGCAGGACATCGCGCTCGAGGTCTGCGGCACGGTGAACCTGGACTGGCAGATCTACGACTGGCTGATCCCCGCCGGCCGCCTGGCAGTGAACGACGCGACCCCGCTCTCCGTGCTCCAGCAACTGGCGACGGCGGCAGGCGCCGTGGTCGAGGCGGACACGCAGGGCGGTATCGTGGTGCGGCCGGAGTTCCCGGTGTCGGTGCCCGACTGGGAATCGGCGACTCCGGATCACGTCTTCTCGGATCTGCCGGACAACATCTCGATGCGTGAAGGCGTGGCCGCGGCGGACCACTTCAACCGGTTCTACCTGGCCGACATGGCAGCCGGCAGCACGAACGATCGTATCGAGTTCGAGGCCGATGAAGGCAACGCCTACGCCGGCACGCTGCGCGTCTATCCCGGCACCTGGCGCACCAACCTGGTGGTCACCAGCACCCGCGACGGGGTGATCCTGGTCCCTGCTGGCGTGCAGTACCGGGAAGAGGAAGAGACTATCGAGATCACCCAGGGCACCGGGCAGACGGCGTTCCCGATTGACGCTATCCTCAGCACCGAATGGCTCGACCGAGATCTCGGCGCGGTGTCCTTCGTCAACTACACGAACGTCGTGACGGTACCGGGTACCGGCGACCGGTACAGCCTGCTGAAGATCCGCTACCGGACGAAGGCCCTGGTTTACCGGGCCGAATATGCCGAGAATGGCGAAGCTCAATTCCTGGTGGAGGAAGTCTGAATGGCGGTCACCGCTTCTCTTGTCGTCCAGTTTGGCTCGGACGCTGCCGACGACGCGCTGCTGATCGCCGAGGTCGACAACCGAGATCTCTCGGAGGGCGGGCTCAACAACGGCCGCACCCAGTTCCTGCCCGGCGATACGGTCTTCTACCTGGTCTACAAGTACAAGCTGAGCAGCACCGAGCACCGCAGCAGCGCCGGCACCATCTCCGCCAGCGGCATCGGCCAGCGCCAGGTCGAGGAGGTCGTGACCTTCTTCGACACGCAGGAAGGTTCGGTGCGGTATCCGATCTACACCATCGACAGCGTCGAATGGCTGGGCAATAATCTCGGCGCCATCTCGGCCTCCGGCGGACAATCCATCCGTGCCGCTACCGCCGGGGTCGGGGTGGCCATCGTCAAGTACACCACCAAGTACGACGTCTTCCGGCTCAACTCCCCCTCCCAGATCAACGGCCGCGATTCCTTCGACATCGCGATCCTGGTCATCGGTAAACCGTAATGGTCGAGGCCTACGTCCAGCGCGGTGCCGGAGATCTTCCCGGCCCGGATATCATTGACCCTCTGATGTCGGAGCTGCCGGTCCTGCTGCTGCGCGGCAAGACGGCCATCGACCGGGCCAGCAACCTGCAGAAGATCTACCTGGACGTGGTCTATCGGGCCAACGTGGCGCGCGGCCAATTGGTCGAGGTGCAGGACTCCATGCAGGGGGCCAACTGGCGCGGCAAGATCGTCGCCATCGCCTACACTGCGCGCGGCGGCACCGTGCTGCTGTCGGTAACCATCTTGAGGGCGGCCCTATGATCTCTTCCCAGGCGCTCGTCGCCCTCCGCCAGCTGCTGGCTCCCTCCGCCCAGGATCTGCGCGGCGTGGTCTTGTCCTCTGAGGGGGGCCGTTTCACCGTGGCTACCTCCCGAGGCGCCAAGGCCTACCCAGCGGCCCCCGGCATCGCACCCCTGGTTGAGCAGCGCGTGGTGATCCAGAATGGGGTCATCGTCCAGGTGGTGGGCGCCAATGCTGGGGTGCCTACCTACTACGTCTAGCCGCGGTGTATGATCCCCGGCATTCCACAGGAGCGACTGCCGTGCCTTCGACGCCACCCACTGCGAACTTGACCATCC